TGGGCAGACGGCCCTGTACCTGCTCAGGACGCATGATGAGCTTCTGGCCATCGCCATTAGCAGCAAGACCTGCAAAGCCCGGCGTACCCTGAACTGCACCCCAAGGATGTACGTTGTTGCCGCCGAAAGCGCCGTAAGTCATACCGTTGCCGATCATGCTGTTCTGTGCGAAGATAACCCAGCACAGCGGATGCATGATAATATCGGTCGGAGTCATGTCGTTGCTCATCAGAGCCAGCACGAGGTCGAGGAAGTCTTCCACGCTCATCGTGTCATTCGGCTGACCATCAGCGCCACGGCCAGTCGTACCTGCAGCAGGTTCCTGCTGACGCAGGTTGTTGTCGAAGATAGGAGTACCATGGTCGGAGAAAGCGTTCATGCACCATTCTTCCTTGTAGCGAGCCATTGCCTGACCCATCTTGCGGACGTTGATGCCGTAGATATCCCAACTGGAGTCGGAGATAGCTTCTTCGGTAATCTTGACCTTCAAACCGATTTTCTTCACACGAACTTCGAGCTGTGCGTTTTCAACCGTGTTGAAGTCAACGCTTTCTTCTTTGTACTTCGTACCTTCACCGACTTCGTGTGCGAACAGTTCGCCCACAACCGGGATAACGTATACTGCGGAGTTGCCGCCGTCTACATGAATCGTGCTCATGAAGCGAGTTGCCAGATATTCCGGCTCTGCAGCTTCACGGAGCTGGCCTTCAATGACCTTCGGAATCATACGAATGACATCCGTGGAAGTCAGACCTTCCTTAATCGTCGTGCGGCCTTTGGAGAAGTCGCCCGCCATGTTACGAGTCATTTTCTCCATAATATCAAAAGTCTCAGGGCGAACATCAACCTTTTCGCCTTTTGCTTCGCGCTGTTCTGCGATTTTGCGGAGCTTAGCGATGTTGTTGAGCTGCTCTTCTAAGTGCATACCCATATTATTATTAACCTCCTTGGCTTCTCTCAGCCAACATCATATAAAGAAAAGCAGTGGGGGAGGGGAGCCCTGCCCCCGCTGGTAATCTCAAATTACTTCTGCATGAGAACGGTCACGCTACCGATGCAGCCATCCCAGTCCATAAATACCGGAACACCTGCGAGGCCGCGCTTCTGACCACCAATCAAGATGTCAACACCGTCAGCCTTGTCAGCCAAGAATGCTTCCAGTTCCTTGCGGTCAGCGTCTTTGTCTACAACTTCCAGAACTGCAACGCCCTGCTTCTCAGAGAGGTAAGTGCAGGTGTAGCCATGATACTTGGAGTGCAGTTTGAGCTGCTGCGGAGCTTCGTCGCCGAACTGAATCTGCATGGAGTCTTCAACGAGCTGTACTTCCAGAGCACGCAGATACTTGCGAACGTAATCCTGGTCTGCCGGAGCCTTGCTTACATGCTGTGCTTTAACCATCGGAATGTCGCGCTTAGCAACATTTTCACCGCCGGTCAAGCCCGGGATGCCGAGGTTGCTGTACTGGAACTCAGGGTTCATGCGCGGATCGTAAACGTCCTTGCGGCCAGCAGAAACCAACATGTGCAAATCGTGGTTAAGGTAATTTTTCTCGTAAGGATATCCACCCATACCAGACTTGAACGGAGAGCCGTTTACTGCATCTTCTCCTCTGCGATTCGTCTTCGCATAGATGTCTGGGTTGAAGACTTCGCTGTTCAGACGGTCTTCCAGAGCCCAAGTAGCGTATTTCGCGGCCCCTTCCGGTACGAGCTCGTGGTTGATAGCGTAAACCTGACCAACAACCTGCTGACGTTCCATCTCGTATTCAGCGATACCCATCGTTGCGAGGTCTTCAGGAACAGACAGCGGAGAAAGCGTCAGACGGCCATTTTCGTCACTCTTCAGCAGGTCGCCCGGCTTCAGGTTGCCGTATACAGAACCCCAGTAGTTTTCCTCAGCTTTGTCTTTGAAAGCGAAGAACGGCAGTTCAACAAGAGCATCCGTTACAACTGCGCCCGGCATCATGCCATTGTAAGCATCAATGTCGCGAGTGTATTCGTTGCGCTCAATCATACCAATCGGCGTGTTGCCCGGACGGTAGTTATCGTTCAGGTCGCCGTTCAGTGCCAGACGGCCGGATTCAGCGTCAACCGTGAGGCCAGCGTCAGCCATCTGCTTCGTAGCAGAAACGAAGGAGCCTGCAGCGCCATCTTTGCCTGCTTCGTAGAACGGACGATAGCAATGGTTGTCATAAGCCTTGTCCATGCCGACAACCGGAGTCCATTCACAGCCAATGTTCTGCATCGGCTGACCCTGCATTTCATCAGAGATGATGTCCGTTGCGCCCTTACCAAACTCAGGGTATTTATCGCCAGCTTCACGCAGACGAACCGGAACACCGCCGTTTGCCAAGGTAAGGGTGTTGAAAATCTTGTGGGATTCAGAATCCGGCAGATCCATCGTCGGGTCAACTGCAACGATACGGCCCTTCGGCATAACCATCTGGTTGTAGCCAACGCCAAAGCCGTAGGTGAACAGCGGTTTCAGACGATAGTCGAATTCATATTTCTGGTTCAGAACGTCATGGTCGCCAGTATCCAGCTTGTTATTCGTGCGGTTTACACGGGAAACGTCATTACGATAACCCGGCATATCCACTTTGAATTTTTCGCCGTATGCACCGGGCTGCATCCGTTCCTGAACATTCAGGTCGTTAGGCTGTAATGCCATTTATTATCACTCCTTGATTACATTCTGTGCAGGCCGAAGGCTTTTGCCATCAAGTCGCTTACAGATTCTTCGATATTAATGTCATCATCTTTGTTGGCGGACTCTTTCACGTTGAGCTTTTTGCCATCGCTTTCAGAGCCGAGCGTCGGGTCTTCAACAGAACCAGGCTTGGGGAGGTTTGCGCCTTCCTCGATTTTCTTACCTGCGAACTTGCCGTTGAATTCTTCCTTCAGGTCAACAATGCTGTCGCGAATGGAATCCACGGAACGCTCTTTCACAAGAGATTCCTCCAGTTCCTTGCGGCCCGTTGCCTTACGAACAGCCTGCAGAGTCTCAATCATGGACTCTTTGAGCTGGGTCTTGGTTTCAGCCAGTTCGGTTTCCAAGCCTTCTTTCAGCTCTTTTTCCTTCTTGGCGTCTTCCTCAAGAGCAGCTTTGCTCTCAGTGAGTTCTTTGACCTGTGCGTCAGCCTTATCTTTGGCTTCGGTCAGCTCGGTCATTTTGGTTTCATTTGCCTTGGCTGCTTCCTCAAGCTCCTTGACTTTTGCGCTGAGCTCGGAAACTTTTGCCTGGGCTTCTTCAAGCTCAGTCATTTCCACTTCTCCTTCTTTGTGCTTGGTTTTAGGTGGTAAGTTGTTGTTGAGACTCTCAGTAAGCTTCGGCTTTTCCCCTCCCTTTACTGCAGGGTAGAAACGCTCGTTCTTTGCATATACGTCCGAAGGGACGATAACATATGAGAGTTCTTTGGGCTCCATCTGGTAAATATCCCAGTAACAGGTCTTCACCTTAGAGCCAACTTTGTATTGTTGACCGCGTTCATGTTCGCACTCTTCGCCATCAGCAAGCTGCTGACCGCAGATGGAGCAACGGACATCCGTGGCAATACCCGAAATTGATACGGTATCGAGACGCCCATCCTTGATACCCTGTTTCGCCTTTTCTTCGCTCACGTTGATGAGAAACTTAGTTGCGGGCGTTTTGGAACGCTTTGACTTCTGAACATGTTCTGCAGAAATCACGCGGCCAATGGTTTCGCCGTCCTCGTCCTTGTGGAACTTGATAACCGGGCGATTGTACGGTTTCGTCCAGCCGGGGATTGCATCAATAAGGCATTCCGGCATATACCGTGTATAGTTTCTGGTGGCATGGGGGTAGGCGTGGATGCCTTCAACTTCAACCATCAGACTGTCAGGAGCAATCGGAAGACTGTTCTCCTGATGGGCGGCCTCGGAAAGTTCCAGGTGCTTGTGTTCAGCGACGGCTTCTGAAAAGAACCCGTTGACGTTATCATGGTCAACGTACTCTTTAATCATCAATGCCATTCTTATTTCTCACCTCCGTCCTCTAAATTCAGTTTGCAGGAGCAGTAAGCATGAAAAGCGGGAATCTCGTCCAGCGTAAAGTTTTTGGTATGAACGATACGCTCATGTTCTTCTGCGTCTTCGCTTTTTCCGAAGTCCACATAGATTTTCTTGATGCCCGTATATGCACAAGCTTTTGCATAACCGAACCAGTATGCTTTCGGTACGATTTTCTCGCAGAGGAACCGTAACCGATACTCGACTGCATTGAACGCTTCTTCACGCCCTGTCGGGCCTTCCGCCCGCTTCAGACGCTTCTTGATGTCTTTGAACATATTGTCCGTAACATCTTCAATGTAGTGGGTAAGCTGACTCATAGGAACGTCGCGGAGGTAATCCGGTTTGTTGCCGGAATCTCTTAATGCTTTAGCAACGCCTTTGTCTGCTTCGACGGTAACTTGGCTGATAAGTTCCTTCACAATTGCGTCCCTTGTGAGGGGCAACGCGATATCAGACTTCGCACCGTACTCAACTACATCATTACGCATCGCAGAATACTTTTTGTAAATTGTGGGGAACTTTTTCTTCCAGCTGGCAATGTTTTTCTCTGTAGACTCCCTTAAATTAAGCCCTTCTTTTACGCTCATGGTCGTTGTTCCATGCTGGTTTGAAGGCTGTACTTTGGAAGCCGTGGTCTTCTGCGCACCGCTCGGAGCAGTCTTGCTCGGGCCACTTGTGCCAGTATTTGCAGTACCGCCGCCGGTGCCGACTTTGGCATTAACAAGAGCGAGCTGGGCAGGAGTCTGGATGAGGTTCTGATATAGCTGCGTCAAGTCTACGTTGTCTGCTCTGAGGCCAATACCCTGACGAGCTTCTGCCAGAGTAACAAGGTTGCCCTGGAACAGGTTCAGCCAGTGAGTCTGCATCTTGACCTGCGTCTCGTTGTTAATTTCGTTGAATACGAAGTGGCAAATATCTTGCTCATTCATGTAGGGGTTGTACCCGCCTTCAATCAAGAGCTCGTTGATAATCTTTTCTTCAACGAAAGTCTGGATGGCGTGCTGATACCATTTCACGAGGTCGTGAGCCTGTTCTTCCATACTGTCGGCATCCTGCTTTGCTCCGCCAGAACCCACCTGTGCTTCTGATAAGTGGAGAGAGGCAAGAACACGCTTACGCCAGTATTCCAGATACTTACTGGTATCGAGAGCTGCGCCCTGTGCGCCGATACTGATAAATTCGGTTCGCTCGTTGGTAACAAGCAGGCCGTCATTGGCAAGCTTCTGAACTTCCTGTCTGGCATCGTCGATTTCTTGGTCTGTAGCCATAAAGCCCTGCTCAGGCAAACCAATCTTCATCTGATACAACGGAATAGCATAGCGATAAATAAGTGTGAGGGTTTCGCCCTCGATTTTTCTGAGAAGCTTTACATCTTCCAGAGCCGCCACTACGCGGGGAGTACCGAAGAGTTCGCCGCCCTGCTTATCCACGAAAAAGTGGATTACATCAGTCGGCTTGAATTTAGCTGTATTCTGACCAACTTCTTGCTGATACTGCTTGACCTGCCCGTACTTATCAACCTTAATCTGCATGGTGGTCGGATCAATTCTGAAGTAGCCGCCCACAGGTTTTGGGTCATACAAGCCTTTTGCCTGTAACCCGCCGATGTTGGTAAGCTCTGTGCGGGATTTGGCGAGAAAGGCATTTGAATACATTACGAGGTCATCGGCTATCTGTTGAAACAGTACGTCGATTGGCGTGTTCGTCATGAGTGACATCATGCGGAATCTGCCTCGCAAATATTCAGCTGCAGCGTCATTGGTAGAAGTAATGGTGTAGCCGGCTTTGAAAATAAGCTGGCTGTATTTCGCTACTGCTAGTTTCAGTAACGAGTCGGCAGCAACGGCGTCTTTGATTTCACTAAGGTCATACGAGGAAGAAGTGAAGTCGCCGTCAGAGCCTTCATTGGTGTTGCCCACAGCTTTGACAACAAACTGCTGAACATTAGCCTGGGTAATCTGTGACGAGGAGCCGCCCGCTTCCTGCAAATGGTAAACTTCGCGAGGGGCGGGGCGGCGCTTCCGTCTATGCGGATGACTTCCGCCTATATTAAAAAGTGCCATGTGTTTGCGTAACCGCTTGCTCCTTTCTTTTGAGATTGAGCAACATCTTCTATCTGTGTATTACCAATTGCAGATAGGTTATCCCTCGAAGCGATAAATGCAGTCCCACGAATATTCCGTCCAGAAGTCGCAGACAGTTACGCCGCTGGCCGTAGAATGTGCGCCGGCCTGTTGCCCACCACCGATATAAAGCTCGGTGTGATGGTCATTGCTCAGAACGTCTCCTCGCTTCAACTGGCTGCAGTCGCCACCACTAAACGGAATCTGTTTGAAGCCCATCGCGAGGAAGCCTTCATCAAATGCAGTGCTATGACATACATTGATGGGGAAACCTGCCTCATGAAAACAGAAGGAAACGAAGCCCGTGCAATCAAATGAATCCGGGCCGCCAGCACCCCAGACATAGGGGAGTCCTCTGTTGCCATAGTCAATAGCGATTTGTACGGCCTTTTCAAGCTGTGCGGACGAACAAGTGCCTGCACCGCCGCCGCCGCCACCGGATGATGAGCCTGCTCCATCGAATCCTTGGAGGTTTTTCGAGTTGGCCTCTTCCAGTGAGATATGGCCGTTGGCAATTTCGCCGCCCGACATACTGAGAGGCTTTGCGTCTTTGTTTGCTTCTCGCTGGGCCTGTAACTCTTTCAGGGTTTCTTCGTGGCGTTTATCTTCTTCTTTCTGCTCTTCAACGGCACGGTTCTTATAAATATCTACGCCTTTTTTGAGCATCTGCCCCTTAGCCTGTGCTTCTTTGGAAGTCATATCCAAAACATCGCCAAGTGCTTCACAAGAGGAGTTGAGGTACTTGTACATATCATAGACAGACTGGTTATAGGCAGCATCGTACTGTGTACGGCAATCGCGAAGGATGGCGTTAGCGTGGGAATCAAGGAATGTCCCGGAGTCTCCATAGCTTTCGGAGTAATAAGCCTCACGTTCCTGCTCGGCAATGTGCCAGCGGTTCATGTGAAGCATGGTGTTGTCCACGTTGAACATCTTCTTGATGAAGCGCTCTTTCTGGTCGCGTATTATCTGACTGCGACAAACAGAGTCGCGGAGATGACGCATATTCGGGTCGCCCACCGTGACATACTCTCCGTCGAAGTCCATGGTCAGCTTGTCGATGTCATCCACGTTGCATTCAGCCATAACCGTCAGCATTTCCTGAAAATACTTCTGCAGGATGAGCTGGAGCTTCTGGAGATAGAAGTTCTGCAGATTGATAGTGTCACGCGCATAGTTATCCTGAATAATCTGGACAAGGGTACGAGGCGTAGCCACATCCAGTACGACATTGGTTATGTGCGGGAACATATCAGGGACTTCGATAGGCTTAACCGTGGGGTCAACAACTTCTTCTGCGATGTCGTAGATATGATGTTCTTCTGGAGTTTCCTCTTCCTTTGGAGAAGTCTTTCCCTTTGTTGGAGTGAATTCGCCCGGCGGTTCTACTTCGTGCTCGATAGGTAAGTTGGTAATCGGGTCGTATTCCGGGCCATAATACCTGTCGATATGCCAAGGTTTTACTTTCGGCTTCTCTTTGGTTACGGTAGGAGGAATCTCATAAGGGAAGTACGGCATCGGCACTTCTGGGTTATCCGTGGGAGGAACTACCGTAGGTGTTGTTTCTGTAGGTTCCGTATTCGGATCAAGCGGCGGTATCTTTGGAACTGTTGGCTTGTCGCCCGACTGTTTTTCGGGAGGCTGTCCATCCGGGAAAGCAACTACGAGACGCTTTCTCAGCCTGTCGATGGTTTCGTTAAAGAACTCCAGCGACGGTACACCTGTGAGTTTGATGAGTTCCTGTACTTCTGCAAGGTCATTGTATATGTCCTGCGGGGTGTCGGTTATCGGCTCTTCAGGAATGACCGCAGTAGGAGTAGTTTCCTTGGGCGGCTTACCGTCCGACTTATAATTCCGCTCCGGTTCAATCTTAGGAACGTAAAGCAGATTATTCTTATTCTCGTCCATCATTTTGTAATGTACTCCTTGTAGATTCGATAGTAAAAAAAGAGAACGCCCAGGCGGAGGGGAAGACCCAGGCGTTCTCTTTTACGAAATAGGGGATATCTATAATAACGAGGTGGAGAGAAGACCTCGCTATTACCACATTGAACGGCCGCCAGTTCCATAGCCTGAGCGCGAGCCCCACTGAACGGAACGATAACCTGACGGCTTATTGCGGGTCATTGGAACTTTAATCCATTGCTGACCCTTTTCTTTGGGTTCTCCCTGTCGCATTTCTTTGAGCCTGTTTGCTCTCTCAGCCCATGGATTATTGAGGGACTGGTGAGGGCGGTTCAGCTCGTTAAGAACTTTTGCTGCCCGCGAAACACCTAAAGTGGTGTCAATGTGCTCTATCCTTGAAGTAAATTCCGGCAGCTTAATCTGACGGGTTATCTTCGGGAAGTTGAGCACGAATGCGAGATAAGCAAGGCCAAGCGCATCCACAAAATGTTCGTTGACGCTTGTGTATACGGGCTGGCCGGACTGGGAAATACGCTCTACCGTATAGTCGATAATCTGCTTATGCAGGACTTCATCGAATGGGGAGAGCGAGATACGGCCACGGTCAAATGCGATAACAAGCTGATTTACCATGAATGGTTTCATCGGCTCTTTAGTTGCGATGCCCGTGGTTGGGTCGCGGATGTCCAAGGTCTGTTTGAACTGATAACCCACGACTTTTTCTTTGAGGCCGGTCGATGGATGCTGATCGCCGTAAATGTGAAGGCGCTCAATCTGATAATCGCCGTAGCCTCTGTCGCAGAAAATCCAAGCAGGATTGTATATCTGGTTGACCTTGATGACCCAGTTTACCGCGTTGTCGATAGTGTATTCGCTTCGCGGCACCTCTATACGTTTAATTACGCGGAACAATGAGGCTTTTATGTCGTAGTCCAAAACAATTATTGAAGATGATGCCTGGTGAGCATCCCAGTCAACGCCTACGCACCTCAGTTTGTTTGGTGGAGCAGGGTTGTATTCGTCCCAATCCATCATAAATGGCTCCTGCATATCGCCATTCTTGACTTGCCGAAGCTGGGTATCTGTGAGTGGATTGTAAGCATACCATTCACGCCGCCAAGCCTCATCGACTTTATCCTTCGGGAATACACCGGCTTCTTCTGTACCGAAGATAGCAAGGATTTCGTGGTCGTACTGGGAAGGCGTCATTTCGGCGCGGAACTTATCTTCCATTTCCTGACACCAACCCGGGTTATCCGTGGACGGATGGTAGTGCTCCGTGTAACCGTACTTCGGATTGGTGCACATCTCATAGAATGTACCGCGCTTACCAGTAGGCGTGGAGGAAGCCGTCATGCCGATGTCGGCACGTTCGCCGGCGATAGCTGAGATAGTGGAGTAGTCTTCAGCGCCCATGTAGTCCAGCTCATCCATAAAGATATAGTCGGCACGCTGACCTCGAACAGATGCTGCACCCGAACCGGATGCTGCGCCTGTCGTAAAGCCGAGAATCTTCGAGCCGTTCTTGAACTCAACGGTGTACGGGGAGCTCTTGAACGTAACGAGCTGCGCCTTCACAAGAGGACTCTGCCCGATAAGTTCCTTCATGCGCATGAATACCAAGTTTACCTGGTTCTCATAAGGCGTAACGAAGAGAACTCGGTACAGTTTATGCGTGAATGCCTTATGCAAAGCCTCGACAATCATAGTCTCGGACTTGCCGATACGCCGCCCACAGCGGTATACCTTCTTGAGCGAAGGGTCACGCATCATCTCAATCTGGTAGTCGCGGGCTTCCCACGGCCCCATCTTTTTCGTAAGTGCGTTGTTCGTAATCAAAAAGTGTTTGGCCCAGAGTACAGGGTCTTTCATAACCACTGCAAGCTGAGCTTCTTGCAACTTGGAAATCTTTTTCGCCAAGCCTTATTCCCTCCTAAGTGATTTAGAAATTCTGTCCATAGAGTTCACTGTTACTCATCTTGCCTTTGTTTGAGAAGCAGGAAGCAACTGCGCCACCAAGCATAAGTGAACCTGCTGCGTACTGGGGGACATGATTGCCCTTTATCCAGTCCATAGTAGTTGCATCAGCGTTGGCCTGACCTCTGAAGTGTTCCATAGGGTC